AAGAAAGTATCTCCTCCAAAATTCTCTTCATAATAAGGATTAGAAAAAGATAAATCTAACCATAAACCTGCGTCTATATAATCTTTTAGATCTGGAGTATTCCAATAAGGTAAAAAATTTCCTTCTCTATCTTCTCCATGAACCGATATTAAAAATGCGTTAGGATTATCAGTAAAATCAGGAAACCCACCTTGAGGAAATATTTGATCTATAACCAACACGAGATTATCATCAATAAAAGCTGGACAATCAATCCGCATGCCTGGCTGAAAATACCACTTACCATATGTTCTTAATGGAGTTGTTTTTGAATCAACTGGATTTCCAGGAGCTCTTGGTCCGATTCCGTAACCATTGAGATCGTCTAATACTACTCTAAATAACCCATTACTTACGGATTTTTGATAATCAGTTAAACAAGAAGCTAGGTTTAATGGAGTTGTCAGACTTGGAAACAAAACCATTTCATTGTCTAGCCATGTTTGATTTTTAACTCCACCTCCTAATGTTACTCTAGGTAGCCACGATGTATTAGCAGGTCTACTTCCATATTCAATTCCTAAATCTCCTTCTTCGGTAGTTCCATTACTAGCTAATCCAATTCCCGATTTATTTTCAAAAGGTAGTTCTTCTAAAGGCTCTATTCTTATAATATCATTTAATTGTATTCTATAAGTAGATGGTAGCCACTTATCTGTTTTATTTCTTAGTTTAGGAATAATAAAAACTAATTCAGCATCTCCGCTCCATGCTTCTCCTGTGTCACGATCTAAAAAAGGAATATTAGTATAAAACCATTTTAAATAATTTTCTTGGTAATCTACTGAAGGAATATCTTGTACAACACCTCCAGCTACTCCTTTTGTACATTTATCCACAAAGCTGCCGTTTACTGCTCTATATAATGCGTTAGGGTTACTAGCATATTCTTGAGAAATAGTCATCCATCTATTAGGTCCTGCTAAATCTTCTATTACATATTCAGCTCTGGGATTTGGAGCCGTTGACATATTGTACATAGTCCATGGAAATGGAGTTGCTGCTCCACCACCTTGCAAAGATGTCATACCCCACTGTATAGGATAATTTTTTATTTCATTATAATATGGCCAAGTAGTAAATCTATCTAATCCTGTATCACTACTTTTTACATAAAACTTTAAACCAGGATGAAGCGTAAAATCAGGCAAGTCCCCTTGGATCTCACACATTGTATTCCATTTTGTTTGTGGATAGTTTTCTGGTTGATCAGTAACTGCGTTTATACTCAAACCACCTGGAAATCCAGCGTTTAAATTAGATCCATCTTGTACCAAGAGTGTTGTTCGTACTTTTACTGTAACAGTTACTTCTTCGTAAGTATATGGAGTAGAAAAAGGATAGTACTTTGCGACTGAAACATTTTCTTCTAACTGATAATATGGGTTAGGACTAGTAGCCGGAGCGTTCAATGCTTTACTTATATCTATTCTTCTAGGTTGATTCCTATTATCAGTAAAAAATAAAAGTTCTTCTAGTAAATTAATACCGTAAAGAGGGTGGGTTTTAGAGAAGTTTAAGAAATGACCTTCTACTAATTGCTCGAAATTATCATCGTTGAAGTTGTAAACAAATATAGAATGGAAAGATTCTTTAGGAGCATTGTTGCTTAACCTATCTGAAGAAGTATCAGTATAATTAGTCATGAATAAGAAAATTCTATTATTTCCATTATCCGTGTACATACCAATAGTCTCAACTCCTATTTGAGTTATATTAAAATCTGATATAATTCTATTTCCTAATACATTTTCTAAAGCTCCTACATCAGCACCTTCAGATCTACTGATAGCGATATTTTCACCATCTCGATATTCACCAGGCGGTACGATACGAGCATCAAGATCTTTATTCATTTTAGATCTTAGAAATGTACTTCTTAATTCATTAGCCATATGTATTAATTTTTAAGCCATTTTGACTTACCACGCATTATTTGAGTAAATGCTTCTAGCTTAATATTTGATAATCTTATTTTAGCATTTCGTAATGCCGCTGCTCTTTCTTTTTTAAATCTTCTAACTACATATTCATTTATACCAAATCTTGTAGATAGGATAGCATGTAGTATATGCAAATACATTGCCTCTTCTGCCATCTTAGGGACTTTCATATCTAAATCATATCCTAAGCCATCTGAAATATAATTGATCATTATAAGCTTCCCAGCAAGATCACTAGAAAAAGAAAATACTCCTCTTCTTTCATCAATAGTAAACCAACCATTTTTCTGAGTTATAGTAGGTTCTAATCCATATCTTCTTCCATAAGCAAGCTTCCACCAATTCCAATCATATACACCTGTCCAATAATCATCTAATTCTCCAGTTAATACTCTGTCATTAGTTGTTCTCCATCTTTCATTTGTAAAAGATTGTTGCGCTTCTAAGTTTTCACCCCAATGATCTTGAGTAGGTAGAGCATTGTATTCTGCGTCTTGAATAGGCACTTGAGTAGGGTTACTAGTTAAAGTAGTAGGGTATATAATATGTTTAACTCCTAACATATCCACCCAACATAATTGCACATAATTTACGTAATCAGGAGGTATAGGAAACGATAAACTAGGTGGCATAGAGATTTCAATTGAATTAACACTTTTTAAAGTATCATAACTAAACTCTTGTAATCCTCGTTTGGCATGAAATATTACATCTCTTCTTTTGACTCTTGGAATTAATTTGTCATCCCCCACGTAAGCAACTAAAAAGTTATCTATTATATCATTTAGTTTAATGTACTCATACCCTCCATAATTATCCCATTTTGCAGGTTCAATTATTTTTATTCTTATTAAATCTCCTACACCAATTCCACCTAAAGTTGTAATGCGTACTATATTTTGAGATACGCTATAATTAGCAACGGGAAGTGTAACCCAACTTGTAGCGGTTGGAGGAGTTACATTACTATATTCTACAATATAATTAGATGGGTGTTGAGCGTTAATATCAAGCATGGTAGTATTAAACGTGCATACTAACTCTTGATTTACTACACCTGTAGCTGTAAATAATTGTTCTCCTTCGTAGTATTGATAATCTGTTTCTGTTATTAATCCCATTGGTTATTAGTTTTGTTCTATTGCATCTTCAGTTTGTACCATTTGAGTTGCTGTGGTAACTATAGCAGGATCTCTAATAATAACACCAGCATAAGCTAATATTCTTAATATTACTTCTGTTTGTTCAATGTCTGATATTTCAAAATCCACTGATCCTGTTGCGGGAATAAATGGACCAACTGCTCCAGGAGTACCATCCCATATATATTGTCCTAAACTTCCTACTTCATAAGCCCATATTGGATCTAATGGTTTACGTACATAATATACTGTAATCTCGCTTAAATTAGGAGCTGTATAAACTTGGTTTTGTTTTTGAGTAAATAATGGCCAAGTAGTAGAAGGAGCTGTTAATTTAGATCGTCTAGTTAAATTAAATTCATGTTGAGTAACTTCTTCTAATTCAACTGGAAGCGTTGTAGGGTTATTAGTCCAAGCAGGAGGTGTTGGACTTAAAGGTGGTGTAAACTCTATTGTACCTAAACGATGCAATGGTTCAGTTAATGTAGTCAAATCAAATGGACTACCACCTGTTAAAGTTTCAAAAACTACAAAATCAGAAATCTTTTCTTCTATTGTTTTTACACGATTAGCGTATTCACTATCGGTCATATCAGGTAAACGTAGTTGCTGTGTTAAGTCTTCAAAATATTTTTCAAAAAGTTCTAGTTGCACTTGAGCTGCAACCTTATTAAATTCTTCTGGTGTTAAAAATCCTCTTTGCTCTTTATTGAGAATATATAATACCGTTTTGTAAACTTCATCTACGCTCATAGTAATGTCTTTATATTAAAAAAGGATGGCGGTTAAGCCACCCTTTTTATTATCACTTGTTATTTGAGTTTTTTCTCTATAGAACGATAAACTTCTAAACCTTCATCTGTCTTAAACCAAGCAGCCATAGCTGAATAAGGGTTTTCATCAAATGGAACTGTCATAAGTTTTCTTCCATTACTTGCCCATTTAAAGGTTCGTTGATCACTATCAAGTTTAACAATATTAGCTTCAGTTGCTCGTATAGCAAAATTACGTAAAAGAATATTTTCATCTTGCGCTAAATTTAAAAACAACTTAGGGTTGCGTTTAGCAAATCTTAATAAATCTCTTCGTAATTCTTTAGAACTTAAATCTGTAACTTTAGATCCAACTTCAACTCTCATTAAAGCTTCTGCTGTATCTATGTCCATTTCATAAGCTAAATTACTAGCAGCTAATTCTAACTCTAATTTATCAAACTCATCTTCAGCTTGTACTTCAGAATCATGCTCTAAAAATATTAAACCTTTATGAGGATGATGTTCTAAAAACTCTTGTAAATTCCTTTTATTAGCAGGAACTCTTAAATGTCCTTTTTCAAATACTATATGCTTTAGTGTCACTTGTCCTTTTTGTTCATCAACAAAAATGCTAGGATGATTAGTTGCATACCTTAATTCTCGCTCATAACCTTTTGCTGGATCAAACCAAACTAAAGGATATTTTCTTGAATGTCTCGTAGGTAAAGTATAGGTTAAAGGCATTTTGTTATTCATAAGATAGTAATTCCTATCTTTATATTCCCACACATCTTCATGTGTAGTTTTTTCTTTTGTTTTTTCCATGATAAAATATAATATAAGTATTAAAAAGATCCCGCCGAAACGGGATCATTATTTAAGTTAAGATAAAACTACAGATAAGCATTCAGCGTCATTTGTAAATTTTACCTCAGGTTGTGAATTTTCTGCGCTAGAAGCTTGCATTATAGCTGCTGATATATCAGCCCATAATTGCTCTTTACTAATAGCAGGCACATCGTCCATAGTTACAGCATACTGCATTATAGGACCATCACCAGTTCCAGAACCACCTGATACAATTTCTTTCAATTGTATAATACAAGAGGTAGCACTGTCTTCATGAACACAAGCTACATTGTCAACAGGTATCATTGCGTATTCATTAGTAGCAGAACCAGCTGAAGCTACTAAATCAGCAGCAACAATAACGAAACTTAAAGAATCAGTCCATTCTGACTCTCCACCGCCACCGCCACCAGCTGGGAAATCTACTCGATCTCCAACTTTATATCCTTCGCCAGCAGAAGTTATAGTAGCTGCAACATCTGCTAAAGTTGCTGCACCTGTTATTTCTATACTAGCAACAGCACCAGATCCAGAGCCACCGACTACGCTTGCTACAACAGCTGTACCAGCCGTTAAGGTTCCAATAGCTGAAGTCCAAGTTGCCTCTTCTGCTAAAGCTTGGAGTTTGAAACTTCTACCTGGATTACTTGCTAATGGTATTTTTATAATATTACTCATATTTCAAGTTTTATGAAGGTAAGTCTTCGGATTTTAAATTAATCCCATCTACCTGGTATTCAAGAATATCGCTAGCGTCTTTACCAGCAGCACCAATCAGTTCAAACGTAGGCAATGAAGCCGGATTTTGATTAGCACTTAGAATCATGTTTTTCAAATTTTCTACATCTTGATCACTAATGATAGAAGAAGCAGCTGTCTGCGCATAATCTATAGATAATCGAAGAACATCATCAGCATCGGCACCTGGTTGAGTGTACCATATGTGAAAAGTTTCATCGTTAGCTCCAGATTTTTCTACAGTCAATACATCTTCCACGTTTACCGCTGTGTATCTAGGTTGTAGAGCATTTGGTCCCGAATCTTTCAGCGGGAATTTAATCATATTTGGCATAATTTTTATTATTTAAAAGATTAATAAAGAGAGTGACATAAGCCACTCTCATTATGAAAATATTAAGCTCCTTTAAACAATACAAAATTGTTTGCAGCTTGAGTTACTAGACATCTTTCAGATAAGAAACTTACAGTCATCGCATCTAAAGTGTCAGTGTAAGCACCACCTACAGAACCAGTGATCCAAGACTTCATTCTTCTATCTTCAGTTTCAGAAGCTCTATATCTTACATGTAAGAAAGGTCTTCTGATGTTAGATCCCAGAATTTGGTCATAAACCGTAGTTGTACCTGCCGGTATCATTACTCCATCAATTTCTTCTGATAAACCACGAAGAGAAGCATCGTTTAGATATTTCCAATCAGTTTTGTAGAAGTCATAAGAACCTCTTCTAAACCCATTGAATCCAAAGTTTAATGCCATTTCACCGTCATTTTCAAAAAGACCATAAGAAGCAGCTTGAGTAGACGCATAAGATCCATTCATTGCAGCAACCATGTCGTCAAAATCAAGAGCAGTAGATCTTGATAAGAATAACATGTTTTCTTCAATAGCACCTTGCTTATCTAGGTTTTTAAGGATTTCATCGAAATCAGCTAAAGCACCTGAACCAGGAGCAGCAGCACCAGCAAAACCAGAATAAACATTACCTCTATTTTCAATAGCAGCAAATAATCCTTCTGATCCTTCAATATCGGTTCCAGTACCAGCACCAGGAGCAGCACCAGGAGCACCAAATTGATATTCTGGTAAAGCACCAGGAGCATAAGAAGCGTTAGTCATTGGCAATGCTTCAACCATAACCATTTCTAGGTAATCTTCAAATCTTAATCTTGTTTCAGATTCAGATTTTAAATACCACAAATAACCTGATTGACCATCTTCCGTAGAAACTTCAACCCAACCAATTTGAGCAGCATCAGAACCATTGATTCTAAAGTTGTCTTTAATGATAATAGGATTGTTAGAATACTGCGTGAATTGAGGTTCAATTGAACCGTCCATTCCTTGTGATCCTTTTCCAAAATCAGCACCATAAACATATAGATTAATAGCATCAGCACCTGTAGGTAAAGCGTTAGTAGCAGTACCATAAAACTTAACTGTTAAGGTATCGTCAGCTAATACTGTAGTAGTTACAGCTTGAACTAAACCTTTTTGAACAATAAGTCCAGTAGCGTTATCAGCCATCAAAATAGTTTGTCCAACTCTAACAGCACCGCTTGTTGACTGCGCCACTGCAAGGTTTAAAACTACTGTAATATCTGAATTTGGAGTTGGAGCAGCTGTTACTGTTGCAGCTCTATATGCAATATGCAATCTGTTTTGTTCTGACCAAACAACTTGATCAGATGTCATTGGCATTTCAGCGCCAACCATTCTTAAGAAACCACCAATAGTACGATTTCCATATCTTTCTACCTCAGCTTCATAAAGTTCAGGTAAATACTGCTGAGCAAAGTTTCCGCCAGTTGCACCAGTAAAATCGATGTAATTAGTGCTTAAGGCCATTCTTTGTTGAGCAGGGACTAGGGATGCGGGAAAACTCCCGCCAGTTACAAAACTCATAATTTTTATTTTTTGTTTTTGTTTTTATATTTTACTTTCAATCGAGAACTATCAACTCCGTTAACTGCTTTAACTTTTAATCCTCCAATAAAAATCTCCCCCGTCTCTTGCGGTCTAGGATCTTGATTTATATTTTTAGATTTACTAATTATATTTTTAGTAGCATCGGCTTTACCTTGCTCATAAAAATGTTCAGCAATAGAATCAATATTATTAGCTGCATACATAGCTTTGTGATAACTTTGATAATCTTCAACGGCACCATCTTTATTTAAGAACTTCTTTAAAAAAGTACCCATGTTAGATTGTTGTTCAGCTATCGAATTTGGATTAGAAACATTATAACTAAAATTCTTATCTCCGATATTAAATTTGAAACCTTCAAATTTGTCGTTAAAATAATTATTAGTGTTATTTTTAAACGTTTCATGATGCTTTTCAGCAGCTTGTTTTTCTTGATTGTATTTATTGTAAAAATCTAAAGCCTTTTGTTGCTCTTGAGTAGTGCCGGGCCTCAACTTGATTTCGGCATAATATTTACTCTTTGTTTCCTCTAAAAAGGTTTTAGCTTTTGCAATTTCTTCTTTAATAGCAAGTTGTTTTCTTTTAACATCTCGCTCTTCGTCCACATCTTCATCATAAGAAAATCTATCTTGCATATGAAAATCAATTTCGTCATGAGACAAATGTGGTTTAGTTTTTTTGTAATATTCTCTTAGTAAAGCATCAGGATCTACTTGACTGTAATCAGCGTTCAATCGAACATAATCTTCTAATGTTCCGCCTGTGTCTTTCATAAAACCTATTACTTTTTCAATATTTTCAGGAATTTCTATAGTGGGTTTAGTATTAGTAACTACCTTCGGAGGAGTATCTTTTTTAACTTCTTCAGTTATTGTTACTTCCTCTTTTTTAATCTCCTTACTTTCCTCTGTATTGGAGTCGACCCGTAATCCTCCGTCCACTTTCGTGCTATCTCCGGATGATTCGCCCATAGATATCTCCTCTGTTTTTCGCTCTGGAATGGCATCTGTCTTTGGTTTACTTAAATCTACTTTAAATATCGCATCATCTTCTCTTTTTTCTTTAAATGATGGTTTTTTTACTTTTAACGGTTGTGCTTCTTTTTCTTGTTCTGTTGACATAATATAATATAATAAAAAAAATTAATGTTACTCTAGGCCAGTAGGAATACTAGGTGGTCCTGATACTCCTTCTGATCCATCTTCAAAATCAATAGGCGGTGTCTTCAACATTTGTTGATTCATCATTTGACTTTGTTGAGTTGCTTCTAGTTTTGCTCTTTTATCTTTTCTATCTTCAATAAACCTTTCTTTTTCTTCTACTTGGCTTATATCCATAGATTTTAATTGTCTGTCATATTCAAACTGTGCTCCCATAAGCTGCTTATCTATTTCACCTTTAGTTTGCATTTCTTGAATACGTAATTGAGATTTTCCTTGTTCTATCTGTAAAGTACTTTGTGCAAGAGCTTGATTCTTTTGTACTTCAGCCATAGCTGCTTTTTCAGCAGTTTCAGCATTAGCTTGTGCTTGTGCTTGAATATTTTGTTGAGCTATTTGTTGATCTCTTTCTTGCTTCTTTAACCTACGTTGTTTCAACATTTGATTAGCTAACTTGATATTATTTATTTCTCTTAAATCTATAGCGTCTTCTAAATCTATTTGTTGTTGTTGTAGCGCAATTTGAATGTTTTGTTCTAGATTAGCTTTTTCTTCTTCATCTGGTTCAAGTTGTAAGTAAATGCCAAAGTCATGGATATTAACCTTTTTTAACTCTTCTAAAGTAGCTGTATTATATCTATTTAAACTATCTTCTAAAGCTTCTTTGGTTAAGGGAAAGTTTAAAGAATCTGCAGCTCTTAAAGTAACATTTTCACATATTCGTGAAGTTAAATAAAGCATTGCTTGTACCAAATGTCTTGTTGCTGTGTTTGAATTAGCAGCAGCTAATTTTTGTAAACCTACTAACGCATTTTTATCTGGCGTACTACCATCTCTAGCTTCATTTAAACCGGTAACATCTCTTATCATTTGCAAGTAATATTGATAAGTTGATATTAAAGCTTGAATTTTAGCCATTCCATTAGAACTAGCTAATTCCTGTATAGGAATTTTACCATGATTATATTCCCCATCTTGGGTCATAGATCTACCAACTACACTACCAGTTTGGAAATACATATTTAAAGCCTCAGCAGGATTGTAATTAGTTCCATTTCCTAAATCTACTTCTGCTAAACCATCCATATCTAAATATACTCCATCAGGTACCATTCTGGATAGTACTTGTTGCAATTTTAGATGCGTTAGTTGAATCATATCAGCAAATCCAGTTATTCTATTAACTAACGAATTTATTCTTCCCTTATACATCCTAGGAGCACAAATAACATAATTCATTCTTACTATAGTGTTATCAGAAACAGGACGTGTCATGTTTTCAGCCATTTTCCATTCTAACATTAAAGGATGTCCTAGTATTTTAGCACCACTATATAATACTTCTATTGATCTACTTACTCTTTCAAAATTATCATTTTCAGGTGGATTAAAAGTATCAGGTTTTTCTAAAGCTTTTTTTAGACCAGTGTTAGTTTCTTTTATTTTAAACACTTGATCAACATAAGTTTTGTATTCGAAGTACAATACTTGAACAGTTTGTCCATCGTAAAACCCATTCCAATTCCTTAAGTATTCGGTGTTACCTCTATACTTTTGGATTGTTTCCATTTCATCGTCCGTTAGGTATGGAAACTGCATTTTTAAATCTTGTAAAGAAACATTTTTAACTTCTCCAACGTAATATATATCTTCAAAATTAGGATCTTCTGTGTAAGAATAAACCATATTAGCTGGATCTACATAATCTACAACTATCCCTTCTGATTTATTCCAAGTGGTTTTTACAGCTCCAATACCACATGTAACAAGATCTTGGCAAAACCTTCTTCTAGTTAATTCAAATTTATTTTTCTCTAGTACGTTACTTATTAGTTCTTCTTCCGCTATTTCAATAGATTGTTTATAGTCTAATTGTAAGTGTAACGCTAGTTCTTCTTCACTTTCTAAACCTAGCGACTTTTGAGGATTTGATCTAATATCTATTCCAATAGCTTCATTAACTTGCTGTGTTAATTCTCTTTCTCTAACATCTGTTAAAAGCTTTTTTGCGTACTCAGTTCTTTTTTCTGTTGACTCTGGATCACAAGCGAAAGCTCTAATATCATAAACTCGTTGGGACATACCGTTTACAACTATATCTACAAATTTAGATATTACTGGTACAGGTTTCCAATCTAAGTTTAAATAAGATAAATCTCCATTTATAGATAATTCATCTTTATATTTTTGTATAGGTTGTTCTCCTCTAGCGTATAATCTTAATGTATGATAAGTGTTAAAGTTTTCTAAAGAGTTTTTCTCAGCTACAGGTACCACCTGGCTAGGGAAAGAACTATAATCCGTTGTATCAATCTGCATTTATTGTATTATTTTTGATGTTAATCCTTTATTATCATATCTTTTAATTCCTATATTCACAGGAGCATTAACTCTCAATGCTACAGGTCTATATTTAAGTTTGTTACAAGCCATGATAGCTAAACCTGAACTAATTGAAGCATCAAATTTAGTTCTATTGTTTATATCAAATTTAGCCCAATCTTCTAAAGTTCTTTGAAAATACATATTTCCATAACTACCGTCAGAGTTTTGACCAACTTCGTCATTAATGTATGTTTCTATAGCAGCAGCATGAGCTTGTTTAATATCTTCACTAGAGTTAGGTATACCACCTATTTCTTTTTCTGTTAAAGATAACTTATTCCACACTTTATCAGGTCTATTCATACTAAACCCTCTATACCCTCTTCTTTTTAAATAATATAATAATCTAGGTTTGTTGTTTTCTGCAAGCAATGGCATTCCATAAAATACTAAAGCCATTAACACATCTTCAAAAAATATTTCTGCCGTAGGCGGTCTTTCTATATATTCTAAAAAAAAGTGATTAGGAGGAACATCCTCCATACTAAATTTACTTAAACCAGATAAAGATCCTTTCGAACCTTTACCATCTACAGTTCCACTAATGTCATAACTGTCACAACCAAAAGCTCCTATGTGCTCGTTTCCTGGATATTTTCTACCGTTTTTTAAAATTACATTATTCTGAATACCTCTATTAGGAACCCAAGTGATATAAAATCTTCCATTTGAGCTTGGATAAAAACTTACACTAGTATCTTTTATTCCACCAGCCCATTGAAAATTTCCTCTAGTTACGGAAGATACATTGTGTATTTCTTCATTGTAATCGATTTGTTCATAAATCTTTACTAAGTTAAAAAGAGACTGCTGTGTTTCATCTCTAAAAGCATGTTTTTCCGTACGAGGAAACTGCCGGTAATATTCATTTAAACCATCTTGATCATTCTTTAATCCTTCAACTTCATTTTCCCAATGCTCGATTACACCTATATCAATATAATTTCCATCTATTCCTAATACTGGTTCATCTGGAGTATCAAATACTGGATATCCATATCTATCAATAAACCCTTCAAAATTCCACTCCATAGGTATAAATAAAGAATATAAACCTTCTTTAGTCTGACCGTTTCTATTACGTTCTAAACAATTAGATCCATAATAAATATCTTTAAAATTCTGACCTCCTTTATCCAAAGCATTAGAAGTAGAACCCATCATACATTTACCAATAATTCTACTACCTAATCTCAAACAAGTTTTTGTTACCTTCCAATTGTTTTTAATGTTATCAGGTCTTTCCCACTTGCCGCTTTCATCGTGTCCTAATATTTTTAATTTTTCACCATCATAGCTGTTATCTCCTGTATTTTTCCAATCTATAGTAGTATCTAGTCCTTCTAATTCTCTAAGATCTTCATTGATCTCCAATTTTCTACGTGTAAGTTTAGATGCCGGAACTCTATATGCCAATTCGGTTTTAGGGCGATCCATACCATCTTGGATTGGTTTGAAGAAAAACGGATAGTTAACCGAGATTGGTACAACTTTATCTGTGAACATTTTTTTAGCATCTGCACCAGTCTTAGATAAAATCCCGTATCTACTGTCGGATGATATGGTTGCTTGATTAACCAATTCAGCTGATGACATAAAAGAAAATCCCGATCGTCTGTTTTTAAGATAGCACATTCCATAACACCTATCATCGGCCTTACAAGCTTCCCAGAAGATAAAGAATAATCTATTTGATTCTCTATAATCTGGTGCTCCCACGTCAATTTTTGACCATTGCAAATACATGTAATGAGTACCAGTGATATAAGTAGGTATACCTTTGTTATAAAACCAAAAACCTTCATCTCTTCTTTTAAATTCTTCATCTATATAATCCCACCATTCTTCTCTAAAATCTTGAGGATATTTTTCCCAATCAAATCTACTTTTAATTTTACTTAAAACTTTTGGATATTCAGCTTGTTCCCAATACTGTTCTTTTTTATCTTCAGCTCTTTTAAAAGGTTTCTCAACAGCTGGTAAAGCAATACGTAAATTTTGTAACTCAATTATTTGTCCAATTTTACCTGTCTTGCTTATACAAACAAAATCATATTCTGGATCATAACCATACTCCCATTTCTTAAACCTATTTTTCTTTTTAAGAATTTTTGGGTTAACCACGTCTTTAATCTCTTTCCAAAGTGTTTGCTTATAACTCATGATGATCTACTTTCTGCAAATCCCTTAAATGGTCGTTGAGTTTTTATCTCTTCTTTGGGTTTGTCACTTAGTAAGGTTTCTTCTTCTTCTATTCTTTGTAGAATTTCAAAAGCATCAAAAATCGCTAACTTCTTGGTGGCAGCTGCGTTCTTGAGTCGGTCCGCAGTTACATCCTCCCCGGTATCTACAATCGGTTCCTTCGCTACTTTGATTAACTCCTCCACTGCCATTTCCCCAGCTTGGATTATACTCTTCTTCGTCTCCTTTATATTCATGTTTTAAGGTGATATTACTTGATTTCATACAATAAAATAATTCATTATCTAAAATGAATTCCCATGCAGCTTGGGGTGGAAAACTAACCAAATCCCCTACTACTATATCTAGTTTTAATAACTTGTTGTTACTTATTTTAATAATCCCTGTTTGCGGTTCAGCTTGCCTATTAACATAGTTGGATAAAGATTTGATAGGTTTAACTAAACACCTGTCGTACACACTCTTCCACTCTCCATTTCTTTTATAAAAATAAACCTGATCTAAAGAACAAAAATACATATTCTCTTTAAAATAAGATCTACTATTTTGCTCCTTACCTTTCATGTTATAGAATCTTCTAAACACATTTTGATGAACAGCTACTATATCACCAACCTTAATATTAGTGGTGAAAGCTTTAGGGAGAGCTATTACTCTAGCTGTTTTGTTTACAGCTTTATATTCTTCTATTTTAGTATTAACTATTAGTTCTTTGTCTCCTAATTGTTTTGTATTATTATACCTTTCCCCTAAAGGTTCAACGATAAAATCATATAAACTATTCACTATACTCTAAGTCAAATTCAACTGCAATAGCCATATTAGAATTAAACTTCTTCCATGGTAAGACCTCATCTTCTTTTTGTATATATATCATATACTCCCCTTGCTCAGGTTCTAAGATATCTGAGATTGTATGTCCTCCATACACGTTTTGACCTACGGCATAATGCATAGCTTCATTTTTATAATCAGAACCTATACTTATTTTTCTTATTTTATTAACCATTTTAATCTACTTTACTTAATTCAGGTTTGAGGTCTTCTTCTTTTTTAATTTCTTTGTATTCTCCGGTTTCCACATTGATATTTATAGACCCATATTCTTTTTCTAATTCATGTTTGAATTTTTCCACTTCCATGTTTATTTCACCAAATTGATGCAACAATCCATGCTTCTGAGCTTCTAAATAACCAACTTGATTTAATATTTCGTTTAATTTTGTTTGTTGTTCTTGGACAACTTTTAATTGTTCTGATTTTATTTTTTTCATTTTATTTTATTTTATTTAATTTATAAAGGAGTAGAACTCCCGTTTGTTATTTGAAATACACCGTTATTCACATATCCACTAAAAGCAGGCGATGGTGTAAATAGATAAACTATTCCCCCGTCTAGTACAGCAAAATAAGGAACATCACCATTATCTAAACCGTCTTTTGTAGGAGACCCAACAGTACGTCCCCAAACTGCTAAAGTAAAAGGAGCAGCGATTACAGCTGATAATGCAACACACTGAAGATTACCATCACCATTTAGGTCATAAAACGCCCCTAATTCACCTCCCGCGTATGGAGTGTTTAACGCTGCACCGGCATTAATTATACCTGTCATATTAATACCAGTAGTCGTAGGAGCTACAAACATTGCAGGTGTAATAACAATTCCAGGTGGTGGTGTAGAACCACTTGATGATGTTTTAAATGTTGATACCGTGTTAGAATTTCCTATCATTACCAAAGAGCTACAACATCATCTAAAGTTCCAGCAGATATGTTTGTTACTGTTAGCACTGAAAACGGTAATATTGTTCCGGCTTTCACACCTTTAAATTGTGTTTCCTTTGTTAATCCAGTAAAAATATTATTAGAAGCCTCCATTATTACAGTTATGTCCATGTCAGTTGCAATATATAAAGCCGCTGGAGGACCTGGGTTTACATAATTGTTTTTCCCATAAGTATAACTATATTGTGTTTTTTCTTTGAAGTACCCAATATCTGTTTTTGGTCCAGGTTTTATAGTTAAAGGATCTCCATAGGCCCAAGCTACTGGTGTTACTATATCAGGTGCGTTGATAATTAAAGTTCCGGTATTGTTCCCGCATTCAGCATCAACGCTAACTATATCTCCTGGTACGTATCCAAACCCTTGGTTATTTACAGCAGCATTTCCAATTTGCCCATTTGCCATATTTACTGTCAAATCTACAGTTAAGCCGCTACCACTACCACCTTGTGTTCTTACATCTGTAGCTCCATTAGCACAATAATAATCAAGACCTGCACTTCTTATATTTAAAGAGTATGGAGGTGGGTCTATAATACCATATTGCGCTTCTAAAGCACTTAGAGCATATGCGTCATGTGCAAATACTCTAGGTTCTTTGTACATAGTTAACTCATTGTTTATTTTTGTTTTTATTTATAAATACTTTTTCAGCTCCTCTAGAACCAAAGTAAGCTACATATACTGTTACTAATAATGTTTGTAATAAATCTATCCAAGCAGCATTCATGTCAAATAGTAGATCGACAGAATCGAATACTATAAATAATGTCATGCATACTGTTAAATAGATCAACGTTAATGGTCTCGTATTTTTACTTAACCATGAATCAGACTGCATATCATATTGCCATCTTTCAGAAACACTATTCATTTCTGCTATATCTTGATCAATCATTTTTAAAGCTAAGTCCTTATCTACAGGATCCATTTCCTCGTCTTGAGATATTAAGTTTTTAACAACTCCATAAACTCCATTACTCGGAAGAACGTCTCCAATAGTATCTAAAATTTTAGGACCTTTTTCTTTTAAAAAAATACCAACCTTAGTTTCTTTAAACTTCTTTTTTGGTTTCTTGTTCTTTTTGCTCATTATTAGCATTTTTATAAGGAAATGCTTTATTTAAAGCTTCTTTCCTTTTACCACAACCACATGGTTT